CCCGAAGGCCCGACCCCGAAGGGTCAAGCCCGATGTTTATTTCATTGTGTGCGCTAGTGTTTTCATTGCGCTAGTCTCAGGGTTGCCATTCCCGACAATGAAAGTATAGCGGTGAGCGTTGCAAGCAAGAACACCGAAGCGTTCAGCGTCATGGTATCTCATGAAGTGCGGCTCCTCATCCATATCTACAGGTTCAGAAGTGCCATAGTTTTTCAATGCCCATTGGCAAAAATCTTGGAACGGCTTTTCATCCTCATGCTCGAACCCGCTAGTGTCATCATAAAACAACGCGGTTGCCCAAAAGTCGGGAAGTTCCAGTGTAATTGTCTCCATTGTCTTTCTCCTTTTAACTAGACTAATCCCACATTATCCCACTCTATATTATATGTCAACACAAAAATATAAAATAATTTATGCCAGGTTGTGCTGCCAGCACCGGGCCTTCACTCGAACAATTGTTCGGGTTGTGTGCCGGGGAGCTGCTGGGTCGCCGGGGAATCTACCGGGCTGGAGATGCCGGGTGAGTCGCCGGGAGTCCAGCGGAACCGGGGGAGCTAACCCGAACAATTTATCGGGTTGTCATCGCTGGCAAGTTGTCCCCCGGCCCGAATCCCGATAAAATGTCTATATGTAGTGGAGGCGCTGGGAAGCCCGATGAGTATCCCGAACAAATTCCCCAAGCCCGACCCCGAAAACCCGAACAACCCCACCTGACGGCCCGATTTGGGGGCGCTGCGGCCCCGCCAGCCACCCCGCACAAGGCGCACCAGCTATTCCGCTGGGCTTTCACTACAATCTATTATAGGGATTTGTTCGGGTTTTGTGGGATTTTCTGCTGGTGTTACGTCAATCATGCGATCTTTAGCACGTTGCATGAATTCTTGCAGTTGCTCAATGATTTGATCCCGTGTGAGGTTATCAACGTTTTCGTGTGTTACATGGCTACGGGCAACCATTAAACCCGTTACCTTGAGCCTGAGTTCTTCTGCTTTGATGGCTGCGGAGAAGTTCCCTTCTTGCCACGCTTCATCTCTGAGGCGCTGCATATCCCGAACAGATTTGGTTATGGTTACGCCGTATTTGCTTTCGAGTTCCTGCCGCATCTCTTCCATGCGTTCCTTGACGCGTGGATGATTAAGAAGCTGCACAGCGGAAACGTTCGGGTTCTTGTATCCTGCTGCTCGTGCTGCTGCGGTTTGTGTCATGTCTTTGTGGACGTAGTTATCTAAAAACTTTTGCTGGGGAGGAGTGAGGCGCTTCGCTCCCTTTTCAATCTGCTCACCTACTTTTGGCATCTGCTGGCTCAACCCGAATAATTTACCGTGTTATTAGAATACCGCTGGCAGACCGATGACGCAAGCCCAAAAGCTCCCAATAGTTCCCAAGCTACGGCAGTTGCTCGGCGCGTCTATTTTACGTCAGGGGGGAATGGGTATATTCCCCCCCTTATAGGGGGGTGACGTAGTTGACGTAAAATAACCTATTGATTTTATTACATTTTCTACGTCAAAACGCAAAGTTGACGTAGTTGACGCAAATGGGTTAAGTGTTTGATTTTATTACATATTCTACGTCAACGTCAACCGCGTCAGGTTTTGACGTAAAAAAAGTTGACGTAAAAAATCGTTTAAAATCAATGGGGGTAAAAAGCATAATTTTTTTTATATTAGGGGTTGACTGTCCCAAATAGATTTAATAGAGTTGGGATAGTCTAGTATAGAGGAGGCATAAGCCATGACAGACACAACAGCAAAAACCCGTATCATCCGCGACCTTCAAGGCGACCTATTGGATTGCAACCATGTAACCCGTAGGCATTTTAGAATGTTCTTGGATGGCTCATATAACGGGGAAGAAAGCTACCATGCAAACAAAGCGTTTTTGATGGCACACCACACCGAGCCGAAAAAGTTGCGTTCGTGGGTTATTAACCAGTTCACACAGTTTACCGCGACTGATGGTTATTGCTCTTACGGTTACGCGCAAAAGGTTATTGTTGACACGATTGACCGCGACACACTGGAAAAGCTGAATGATGCACTTATTGATGATGCGCTTGATCTTATCGCGTATGATGTAGAAGATGCGGCTAGAATGGCATAAACCGAACACATATCAAAATTTTAGCCCCTGCATTTTGTGCGGGGGTTTTTTTATTGTTGACACTTGGGATTTTATGGGATAAGTTTATTTATCTAGTAAAGAAAGGAAATAAAATATGTATTATCTAGCATATGGAATGAACACAAACCGCCATGCGATGGCGAACCGTTGCCCGAAGGCCAAGCCAATGGGCGGCTTTTACTTACCTAATCACCGTTTAGTGTTTCGCGGTGTTGCGGACTTTCGACAAGATGCGGACATGGTTTTACCAGTTGTCTTGTGGGAGATTTCTCACGATTGCTTGAGGGCGCTTGATGCGCTTGAGGGTTATCCGCATTTATACGACCGCCGCAAGATCAACGGCGAGTGGTTGATTTACGATATGAACGGCGACAAGGGCGCAATTCGTGAACCGAGCTTGCACTATTATGATATGATCGAAGAAGGCTACAGAGATTTTGGCCTTGATGATTGGTATCTGAGAGCAGCGGCAAAAGAAGCGGAGTTGGTGGCATGAGCAAGAAAGATTTATTGATTGCGTTGCTTGAGGAAATGGAGAACGACCTAAAGCGGATTGATTGGCAAGATGTTTTTATTGCCTGTTCTGCGTTTGGTTTAGTTGTTCTCTGGATTTTGGGAGTTGTTTATCAATGGTGGTAGACCCCGACATAACCCGAATAATATGAAGCCCCCGCAAATTCAAGCGGGGGTTTTTTTTGACCTACTGCTGTGTTTTAAGTTCCAGTGGTTTTATAATAACCCGAACAATTTGTCGGCTTACCTATAGCTGTATTATGTGTGCCAGTGGTTTTTATAATACTGCTGTAGGTTTTTGCTTGCATCCCAAGTTTTCCCATGCTATAAGATTTGCACAGTAGCCCGAACCCGATGGTTTTGCCTACTGCCTCAATAACTAGACTAGCCCCCGATCTTTTATTTGATGTCTAAGATTGGGGGTTTTTTTATTTCATTTAGATAATTTTTTTTATTGACAACCCATATCACTTGGGATTATATGGGGTATGTCTAGCGAAAAGGAGATTTATTATGGGTTTAGATATGTATTTACGAGGCGATAAGTATATCAGCCAGTACGATCATTCACAGCGATCCCCCGAAGGTGGTTCTTTGGAGGTCAAGCGACCCGTCATTGATAGGTTCGAGGTTACGTCTTACAACCTTGATCTTGGTTACTGGCGCAAGTTCGCACCGTTACATAAGTATATTGTGAAGGTGTTTGCAAATGATGTTGATGAGTGTCAAGAAATTCACTTGGATAGTGATGATCTGCGCAGAATTGCTACCGCGTTACGCGATGGTGGTTTGCCCGACAATGAAGATTGCGGCGGGTTCTTTTTTGGCAATCCAGAATTTTGGGATGAAGACCGAGCCGAGGGTGAGAAACACGCGCAAGTTTTCGACAAAGCTGCGGAGTGGGTTGATAGCAATTCTTGGAACACTGTAATTTATCAGGCGAGTTGGTAGCATGGGCAATATGATCCCATGCCCCGATTGTGATGGCGAAGGGCGGGTTGAGTATGACCTGCCCCGACCACACGGCTTTGGTCGTGACGTTGGTTATATTGATACCGTGATGGACGATTGTGAAACTTGTTCGGGTCACGGTGAATTGGAGGAAGAAGATGAGTGAAGTAGATGATACGATGTGCATGCATTATGTTCGGGATAGACTGAACGGGCTTGTGACGCAGAGCGATTTGCTTAAATTTATTGATGAAATTGATTACGGTCTGCGGGTAAACGAAGAGTGGCGGGAGTCTAATCCGGCCACATTACCCGAACAAGTGTCCATTGATCCCGAAGACTTTGATGTTCAAACGGCGATTGATAACATTAAGCGTGATTATGTTGAAAGGGCATTGACCCGATCAAGAAACGTCAGCAGCGCAGCAAAATTGTTGGGCTTGCAAAATTATCAAACACTGCAAAACTGGATGGATAAATTGGAGATTGATCATGGATGATGATGGCTTTGAAACTGTTTATGTATTCCCCGAT